AAAACCAATTCTTTACAGGGCTGCAAAGCGGATAGAACAAGCCTGTGTCATCATTGGTAGTTAGCTTATTAAATACCACAGTATCGGTGTACTCGTGGTTGAACTCTGCAAAGTCAACGTCATACAGATAGTCCTCGCCAAACAAATCAACAAGCGTTACCACATCCCCATAGAAGGTCAAGGTGTATGCATACGGCTCTGTGCCTTTGAGCTGCACGTTCTCTACCTCAATCACCCCTGTGCGGAATGGCAAAGAGTTTATTTCGATTCTTGCTTCTTGTCTTAACCTTCCATCAAAAGTGTTGACTACACTTGTAGTACTTGCGCCCGAATTCCAAGCCGTGTTCCAAGAGTTCCAAGTGATGCCGATGCTATTCCATACGGGGCTACCGCCCGTCTCGGTAGTGATTAGCGACTCCGTGATATTGGCGTTGTAGTAGTGCTGAAGTATCTCGTTATTGCGTGGGCTTGCAGGAATGGTAAACCCCTGCGTGAAGTCCGTGAACACCTTGCTGATGTCCTGCACGTTCTGAACCGAGAGATTGATGCTTATCTCCTCATCATCAAATATGTCAAGGCGAAAGCCATTGATGTAAATATCAACCTTGTTCATCGTACCAAACTGCGCTCATCAAATCCGAAGTCAAAGGACATTGTGTAATTGATAAGCTTTGTGTTCACGCTCTTTTGGTATTCTATGGTTCCACGATTCGGAACTGCGCTCACCCAATTACTATTGGTATATACCGCGACATACTCGCTCATCAGAATATCCTCAATAGTCTCATCGTAGTTTTGGTCAACGAACCCTGTGTTTAGGGTTAGAGTGTTGCGAGAGTTGACGTTGAAGGATTGATACTTGCCCACCTCCAATGAAGGGGTGGTGAAGCCATCGTTGTAGATGCTCTTTTGGTAGGAGTCCTGCGTGAAGTTACCACGCTCATCGCTGCGCTTAAAGAAGGTGATGAAGTCAGCAACGCCAAAGCGATTGATGAACGCCACCTGTACAGGCGTGTACTTTGCCTCACATTGAACATAGTACCTCACCGTTCCAATCGTGGTATTTGATGCGTTCTTTAGAATTACATCGTAGTACTGCCCTATGCCACCATTAGGTTGTGCGCTCGGCTTTAACTCGGAAGGCAAAAAAGGATTGTTCTCAAGGTTTGCTGCGCCAACGCCTGCATAGATTACAAGGTTTTGTGAGTTGTTGGTTGCGCGTGTTGGTGGGGCGGTGCTGACGGAACTCACATAAAAATCATCAGAATCACCACTCTGCCAACTAATGATAATTTTAGCAAGACCATTATTTACGCTATTGTTAATCGCAAGGGATTCGTAGTTACCGACAAGCACCTGCCGATTGCGATTCGTGGCAAGCACGGCCTGCGTTACCGCAACAGGGGCTATGTTATCACGGGTAGCCCATCCATCCGTTGTTAGGTATGCGTATGCGGTAGGGGATTCATCGGGGAAGGTTGCGTTGGCGGGTGCTGCTCCGTTGTTAGAGAATGTCACAGAGCCTTCGGGTACTATCCACAACGCCTCACCCTGTGGGCTTTGCGTGTAGCCTATGTCATTCCATACGCTGAAGTCGTGGTAGAACTCCGAGCGCACAAGGTCGCTGATTTCAAAGTTTATGACTTGGTTTATTGAATAGTCTTTGCTCAACGAGTAGTTGAACGAACCCGATGCAGCAAGCACCCCCGTGCGAATACGCAGGTTCACATCCATCTCCGTAAGTGTGTCAAGCGCAAGAGCGTTGTTCTTTGCCGTGATAAATTGTGGGCTTCTTGCCATTGCAAGGCTGCTCGGTGTGGAGATTACAGGTGTACTCATAGTTTTATATTTAAGTCCTTACGGGTAAATGCTTGTAGGTCATCCTTACCTAATTGGAACGACTGAATAAGCTCGGGCGGTAGCTTGGCAAACCCAAGCCTAAAGGGAGTGCTAAAGAACTTTGTCGCAGGGATGCCCTGCCGATATACCGACTCACGCACCGCAAAAGGATTTAGCCCCTTGCTCTCTGCCCACCGCTTAAAGTGCTTAACTGATGGCTTCTTGCCCTCCTTGTAACTGTATGGGCTATCGGGTGCTTTCTGCTTCCATATCTTGCCCTTGTTGTTTCGCCTGTTGAATGGACTTGTGGACTTTCTCGTGCCCCCTGCGCCCTTTACTCCTTTGTCTTGGAAGTCACCATAGTCCTCCATCTCAATGCCAAGAGTAAACGAGTTCTCGCCTACAAATAGTTTATACTGCAAAGAATTGTAAAGCGTCTTGTCAAAGTTGTGCTTTCCTTTGGTGAGGTTAGTCCTCGCCTGCTGAATTACAAACTTTGCAAACTTGGTAAGCACCGCTTCCAACAATTCCTTCCGTGCCATTTTAGCAGATGCTTATCTCGGTGTTAGCAAGCAGCACATCAAAGGTAGCAGTCCACCCTGCAAGCAGGTTCTCAAACCTCTCGCTAAAGGGAACGCAAGAGGCGGTGCCATCCAACTGATAAAGGTCGGTGTACAGAGTACCCCTGCGTAGTTCTGTGATGACATCGTTGATGACTGCGAGTTGGGTGTTCAAGATGTTCTGTTCGTTGCTCGTGCCGTAGAACGGCTCTGCCTGCAAGCGAGGGTTCTCTTTGGTCTCATCTACCAAGTCCATACAAACGATGCTTACATTCATACGGACTATCTGTCCCTCGAATGTTGCTTGATTGATTATGATATGCGACAAGGGGAAGATGGTCTGCTTGTTTAGGTCTATGTCAAATATATCCCCTGTCGTTACCACGTTGACTTGGCTATTCGCTTCAAGGGTATCTTTTAGCTTGGTGGTGATGTCGTAGAACTGTCTCATTTTTTAATCTTATCTAATTGTTTGCGTTCAACGTCTATGCGCTCTTTTTCAAAAACGAGAAAGGTAAGGGCTTCGTGAACGCCAAGCCTTCCGACTCGTTCAAATCTTGTAACATCTCCTTGAGCAAGCTGATGGAAGGAAGAATACCATCCCCACTTTCTACCGAATTGGGACTCTGCGGAGTACTCGTTTTCTCCTTCTCCAAAGAGGTCAGGGTAGCGAGCAGTAACTCGTTTCCTAAACGCCAAAAAAAAACCGATGCTCCCATCACAACATCCATTGGCGCATCCTTCATTGATGCGGAGTATTTGGATGCTGATTCGTATGGCTCAATAGCATACCGCTTGCCTATGCGCTCGGTGATGGGTCGGTAGAGGACTGCCATCGTTTTGTGCAGCTCTTGTATGTCACCCATATAATTATCCAAGTCCACATACTCCCCAAAGGTGATGTCCTCAAGGTTTGGGATGAACCCGTAGGTTTCACCGCCCATCGTGAACTCCGTCTTTAGGTTTGGCTTCTCGCTGAACATCGTATTGATGTGGCGCATCACATTGGCTACGCTTGCAAACTTTACGTTGGGCAGGTCAGCAAGAGGCACTCCGCAGAATATCTCAAGCATCTTGTGGGTCAAGAACTCCTCATCGCCCTCAAGCCTCGCAAAGCGTTGGTATTGGTCAAGCGTGATCTCTGATAGGGCGGTGGGTACAATTACCTTTAGTTCCATTGTATTAAAATAACCTTTTAGTTTTAGCGTATGGCATACCTGCCAAAGTTAGGTCTGCTCAACTTGTTGTAGGTCGCATAGCGCAGCGCATCAATGGCGTGGTTGAATGCATCTATCGGTTTGTTGAGCAGGTTGCCGTTCTTGTCTTCTACCCATTTGTAGTTCTGAAGTTCCTTGATTAGGTTGCTGCTTCGTGGTGTAACGAATAGCTTATGCCGCTTCAGCACGTCAATACCCACTATGATGCTATCTGCGCCCTTCTGCGTGGGTTTCACGTTCCATCCCATACGATGCAGCTCCTCAATAGATTTAGGCTCGGCAGAGTCAGCGAATACTTCAGTACGTCTGTCAAGGCCAAGTGATGCAAGAACATTACCGATATCGGGATTTGTCATACCCGTTCTGTAGATCAGCTCATCCACATAAAGATTGTCTCCTGACTTATAAACTGCCACAAGTGCCGTTGGGTCATTGGTGTACCCAAAGTCCATCCCGTAGCATAAGAGCACTGCCTCCGCGGGTATCTCTGCTTGGCCGTATTGAAAGATAGTGGCTCTACTCATACCACGTTCTCCGAGTCCGTAGATCCGCCAGTAGTCATTGTCCGTATGTTGCAGCCGTTCTATCTCCTCAACAATACTTGCATCTAAGAACGGATTGTCGAGGTAGGTACTTTGTATGTACGTCACGTCGTCACGAGTCAGCAGCTTATCGTAGATCCAATGGAACGCATCAGAGGGGTTGTAGTCAACCCATATCTTGCCTGTGGTACGAATCAAGAGCTGAAAGAAATCCTCCCACGTTAACTCGTTTGCCTCGTTGCAAAATAGGTAGTCACGTCTTGCTCCACGTTTCTTTTGCGGTTGGTCAAGGCTGATGAACTCAAAGAGGTTCCCATTTAGCTCGTAGGTGTAGTCGCTCTTGTTATGCCGTGCCTCATCGTAGAGACCATTGGCATTTAGGATCTCAAAGAAGTCACGATAGGCCGTCATCTTCAGAGACGGCAGAGACTTGCGCACGATTGAGTACACCTTTCCGCGATCCTCCATCGCCATCACGATGAGCATCTGCAAAAGCGAGTAGGTCTTACCCGATCTGCTACCGCCTTGATTGACTACTATCCGAGTTTGAGCAGAGTAGTTCTTCTCAAAGAGTTCGCTACTCTTGATGTTTAGCTCGGACAATCTCTACTTTGATTTTGGTTAGCTCATCCGATACTTCGTGTGAGTTTTCCACCCTTGCCAGTTTGGGAGTCGTGTACTCTGCCATCTTGTTCAAGAGGTCAAGTGCGCCCTTCGGGTCATCAGCAGCAACTTGGGTGAGCCATAGGGTCATATTCTCAAGGTTGGCTTCTATGAGGGTTTGGAATGCCTCTCGTATTTTATTGGTGGTCTTGTTTGGTGTTCCGCTTGGCCTTCCTGTGTTGCCTGCTATGAACCTGCCTTTGTCGTCTTTCATATCCGTTTAGTTCCGTTATTATCGGTTCTATCTAAATAACCCTTTTAGCAAGGTGGTGATTGTGTGTTGCTTGAAGTCGCTCCTTCCATTCTTTAATATCACCGTACGCAACGTGGCAATTGCGGCACAGAGCCATCAAGTTTTCTATTTGATCAGCAAGTTTACTTCCACCCATCCCGCGAGATTCGATGTGGTGGATATCTACGGCTTGGCCTTGACATACTTCACAGGGGATGAAGTCGGTTGTAGTATAACCCATCCCTTTCAAGTAGACCTTTGTGTGGTTCTTCACTTTTGGTAAATCCAACAGTCATCAATGAACGTAGCGCGAGGCAGGAGTTCATCTACGGCTTGGATTACTCCCTTCCAATTCTCGTGGTAGTCATCTCCTGCGATGAATCCTCCCTTCTTTACTTTGGGTAGCCATAGCTTGATGTCCTCTTTTACCGCCTTATAGGAATGGTCAAGGTCTATGAATACCACGTCAAGGGATTCGTTCAGAAACATTTTTGCAGCTACTTTGGATGTTCCTTTGATTACATTGTAATTACGCGAACCCATATTCTCCAAGAACAGCTCGTAGATGTCGTTGGTCTTGGCGAGCTTGTAGTAGGAGTCTATGTACTCTGCCGTTCCTTTGAATGAATCTATGATTGTGATTTCTTGGGATGTTGCTTTGTCGCATAGGTAGGCCGATGACTTACCGAGCCAAGCACCCAGTTCTACGAAGGTGCCATCTTCTGGCATATTGGCAAGGAGGTAGTCGTATGCTGCTTGGTGGTTGAACCACCCGTCTATATCTTTTGAGTTTTTCATCGTAATGCGTTGTAGTAACAAAGGTACTGCTCCACGCAGATAAGTGTTCCTTGTTCGGATGCTGCTTGGGCAAAAGTACCATCTGCCTCATACGTCATCTCAAAGCGTAGGTTGGGCAGGTCGTATGGTTTGAACATATAGCAGGCGGTGTCTATGTTGCCGACTCTTGGTTGGTCGGTAGGGCGTAACCTACCTACTTGCCCCCACGTTACGATAGAGCAATCAAGGGAATGCAAGTTGCTCCACTCCTCAAGGAACTTTGGGTGCAGCACATTGTCATCATCCAGATAGTACACCCAATCTTCTTTGGTAAAGGAATCAGCATACAAGTCAAGGAACTCATTACGGAGGGGGTGGCCTGCAGTACCTGTGCGTGTAGAGTAGTGTGTGATTGATGCGCCTGTTGCTCCCTTGAAGTCGGTAGCAGCATCCATCATCACAACCCACGTTGCGTAGGCAGGGATATGTTGTTTTAGCCTTACGAGGTTATGAGGGCGTGAGCAGGGCGTGACTATGTAAAGCATCGTAGTTCGTTTATCTTGTCCATTGTAAAGTCCTGCACATACTCATATAACGATTCCGTTAGGTCAGCAACTTGGTTGGGGTTTTCTTTAAGTTTTTTGATTGCTCCTGCCCATTCGCTTGGGTGCTTGATGGCAATGCAGTTATCCTTTGTGATGTATGGTGAATAGGGTTGCGTGTTGCTCACTATCAGAGCGCACTTGCTGAACCCTGCCTCCAACATCTTTAGGTGCGACTTGCACTTGGCAAACTCCGATATCGTAAGCGGTACGAGGCTCACGTCAAAGAACTCATAGAGCTTGTGGTAGTGTGTTGGTGGCATTGTTGGCAGCCTATGGCTTGCCTTCATAATATCGGGGTAACCATCTACCTCTGCTACATACCCTTGATAGCCTTCAAGGTTGATCGTGGATTCCTTTACGTCTAATGCGTGGTGGTTGCCTCCTATATACCCAAAGCGCACTTCATCGCTTGGCTTTCTCTCTACCTGCCACGTTGGTACGCTGATGGCATTGGGGATGATTCGGATGTTGCTATTGTACTTCTTGACCTTTGAGGCAAGGTGCTTGTTTGTCACCCATACCTCATCAGCAGCTTTCATAGAGCGAATAATCTTCATCTTCATTTGGTCTGAATATACCCCAAGCAAAGGATGAGTAGGAGGCAGCACCCACCAATCATCATTGTCAACGATTAGCTTGATGCCTTCCTTACGGCAGAGCTTTACAAAGTCATCAAACGGCTCAACAGGGAATACCCGTGAGGTGAAGATGTGAGTAACCTTCGGCCACATCTCGGGGTCAATGTCGGTAATCTTCTCAATAAAAAAGACATCTACATCCTTGTGGCATATCAAGGGTGCAAATGTCCTGTGGTGAGAGACTCCAGAGTTCTGCTTGTGGAACGCAAGTACAAAGGGTCTAATCATACATTCGCCTCTTGGTCTTTGAACCATTGCGCCATCGCTTTGCGGTCTAAATACTTTACCCACATACGAGCAGCTACTGCTCTGCGTTGGGGCTTGAACGGGTAGGTACTACGCAGCTGCGCCATCGCTATCCTCATAAATTGGTCTTGCATTACTCGTTGGTGTTAAAGATTTCTTTTAATTGGTCATATATTGCTTGAGATGTTTCGCCCCAATAGTATTCGCATTGCCCGTTCTTGATTGGTACTCCAAAGAAAAACGATTGATACATTCCCGTTGGGGCGGTAAAGCGGTAGCAGGTTTCTTTGAGGGCGCAGCCCTCTCCTGTGCATTTGGTGATGTCGGTCATAAGGTTCCCACAACTGTGTACGAGTCTAAGTCCTCCCCTAAGATGAAGAACTTCTTGTAGGTCTCGATCGCTTCTAAAGTCTTGCGCTCACCTTCTGCTACAAACTCAGCGCTAACTCCATAAATACCTATGTCCAAACTTCCTTTGTCAATAGCGATAAAAAAGAACTTGTCAATCGGCACTCCGAATAATCGGGTGTAGATGAACGCTTGTACGTCGTAACCATATTTTTGAGCT